TGGGACTTTCAACACGGGTTATTCGGTACCGTGAGGGAGATGTTTGGAACATATCTATTTATGTTTTGCTAGTTAATTGAATGAGTGGTTACATCAAATATCTTACAGTTGAAGCAGCTTGGCCAACGGCCATAAGACGATCCATGGCTTCGGTGTTACGGTTAAGGAAATCAGCACCTTTAGTTATAAATGTGAAAACATTTTCTAACTTGGATGCCAATCCCATAGCCTTATCCACTATATCGGTATCACCGACAAGGATTTTCTCAGCTCCTGAAGGAACAGGTGTAGCAGCTGACGTACCGGATAATTGAGGTGAACCCTCGAGATGATATATAGATTCGACAGAAAAAGAGTTAGTAGCTCCAGATGGTAAACCTTCGAAGTAAACTACGATGGCACACCCTCCAGGCATACGATTTGGATCTTTATAACCGGAGGCTGTAATAGCTCCAGTACCCGTGTTTTGTTGGAACGAGTCTCCAGCTCTGTGTAATGTGTACGGTACACCGTTAGTGTCAGTTGTTTTAAACTGCCAAAACGATGAATTAGTATACATACCAGAAACTTCGAGATCTCCATGTAACAAATCAGAAACAGCAAACTGTTGGGCCGATGGCAATTGAAGAATATTTGAAGATGCAACGACGGATAAGTCTGTACCAAATACAGGTTTCAGGGTACCAACTAAATCTGCAGAGTTTTGTAACTCTGGTTCAGAAGGCACTGAATCTCCAATCGGTATCATAGCAATAAATATTCTACCAGTAGCGGCTAGTTGTGTTTGTAAATTTGAGATCTTAATGCCCCATGAGACAGTTCTATATGAACCGTAAGTTGCATTCAAATTCACATTGGTTGTTGATTTGTAAATGTGCTGTTGGATACCACCAGCGCCAAAAGGGGCCATTGATGTAGCCTGTACTCCTCTATTACCACCAAGACCCGTACCGTCAATTATTGAAAATACAGGGCTCGGCAGAAAGATAGCACAGCCATTGTTGTGTCCGGCAGCAGCGCCAATAACCGTGGTCTGACGTAAATGATGAGTGACAGTAGGAAAAGGAAAAGGATCAGGTACTCGAGTCCCATAAGCTTCTGGACAAAATGGAGATACCAAAGACAATAAGAAATTGTTCTTTGTTGTCTGGTAATTTGTTCTGATGCCGTTTGTGACGAGTTTAGCTTTCCTTTGTTTAGGTTTAGCATTTCCATTGTTCGCACCCGAAAGTGTGATCAAGGCTTGTTGTACTTTGCCGTTACCGTTACCGTTTCTTTTGTTCTTGTTTTTCTTGGAAATTTGAGACATTATGTTATATATTGACTAACCTGGATACCATCGTCACTGGTTTCCACATCTCCATGTGGGGTTATCCATCATTAACACTTAGATCATTTTCCTGAAGACATCGTGGCTCCAGACAAAAGGTTGACCTTTGTGCTTAATGACGCTACTTCTAAGGTAGCACTCTAATTCATTCACCTCGGCCTCGGTGACATCGTAGAGTTCGGTAAACCATCTCAAAACATCTGGATGGCTGCTGTACTCACCACAACTAGTGTCATGTGCTTTCCATTCAAATATCGTAACAGCTTTCACATCCAATTCTTCGTAATAGTTGTATAGAACACGCATCAAAGGAAGATGCTTAAATGCTGCTATACCATGCAGGTTTCCCCAAATCCTACTAACGGTTTTGACTTTTGAACTCACAGAATTCAAAGTCCATCCCATTTTAATAAGAGCTTTGGGTGCTGCTGGCGCCAAAACATAGCTGTCCAAGCCATTGTTTAGCACCACCGGCATGAAATACGAAGAACAATATGAAGGAAATTTGTTACATGCTAATTTAGGTTTTAACCCTAAATCTTTAATAAAATTCTCCACAAATAACATAAAACGATCTAGATAATTAGGATCGATAGCTACAGCCATCAAATTGTCATCTCCTAATCCCAGCATCTTGAAATCGGCAACTCTGCCATCAATTTTTCTGTCATGTTTGACATTCCATTCCTGGATCGCACAAAAATGCACGAAAAAATTAATGATAGTATTGCCTACTGATGTGTTCTGG